TGTGGCGCAGATGCTGGCACCGAAAGCCAGAACTCCCCGTACACAGACAACGGATAACGGTAAGCAGAACACCTATTTCTCCTCACTGGATAACATGGTTGCCCAGGGCAATGTTCTGCCTGTTCTGTACGGGGAAATGCGCGTGGGGTCTCGCGTGGTTTCTCAGGAGATCAGCACGGCAGACGAAGGGGATGGTGGTCAGGTTGTGGTGATTGGTCGCTGATGCAAAACATTTTATGTGAAACCGCCTGCGGGCGGTTTTGTCGTTTATGGAGCGTGACGAATGGGTAAAGGCAGCAGTAAGGGGCATACCCCGCGCGAAGCGAAGGACAACCTGAAATCCACGCAGTTGCTGAGTGTGATTGATGCCATCAGTGAAGGGCCGGTTGAAGGTCCGGTGGATGGATTAAAAAGCGTGCTGCTGAACAGTACGCCGGTGCTGGACAGTGAGGGGAATACCAACATCGCCGGTGTCACGGTGGTGTTCCTGGCTGGTGAGCAGGAGCAGACTCCGCCGGAGGGATTTGAATCCTCCGGCTCCGAGAAGGTGCTGGGTACGGAAGTGAAATACGACACGCCGATCATCCGGACCATCACGTCTGCAAACATCGACCGTCTGCGTTTTACCTTCGGTGTGCAGGCTCTGGTGGAAACCACCTCAAAAGGGGACCGGAATCCATCGGAAGTCCGCCTGCTGGTTCAGATACAACGTAACGGTGGCTGGGTGACGGAAAAAGACATCACCATTAAGGGCAAAACCACCTCGCAGTATCTGGCATCGGTAGTGGTGGATAACCTGCCGCCGCGCCCGTTTAATATCCGGATGCGCAGGATGACGCCGGACAGCACCACAGACCAGCTGCAGAACAAAACGCTCTGGTCGTCATACACCGAAATCATCGATGTGAAACAGTGCTACCCGAACACGGCACTGGTCGGCGTGCAGGTGGAGTCGGAACAGTTCGGCAGTCAGCAGGTGAGCCGTAATTATCATCTTCGCGGGCGTATTCTGCAGGTGCCGTCGAACTATAACCCGCAGACGCGGCAATACAGCGGTATCTGGGACGGAACGTTTAAGCCAGCATACAGCAACAACATGGCCTGGTGTCTGTGGGATATGCTGACCCATCCGCGCTACGGCATGGGGAAACGTCTTGGTGCGGCGGATGTGGATAAATGGGCGCTGTATGTCATCGGCCAGAATTGCGACCAGTCGGTGCCGGATGGCTTTGGTGGCACGGAGCCGCGCATCACCTGTAATGCGTACATGACCACGCAGCGCAAGGCGTGGGATGTGCTCAGTGATTTCTGCTCGGCGATGCGCTGTATGCCGGTATGGAACGGGCAGACGCTGACGTTCGTGCAGGACCGACGGTCGGATAAGGTGTGGACCTATAACCGCAGTAATGTGGTGATGCCGGATGATGGCGCGCCGTTCCGCTACAGCTTCAGCGCCCTGAAGGACCGCCATAATGCCGTTGAGGTGAACTGGATTGACCCGAATAATGGCTGGGAGACGGCGACAGAGCTTGTGGAGGACACGCAGGCCATTGCCCGTTACGGTCGTAACGTCACGAAGATGGATGCTTTTGGCTGTACCAGTCGGGGGCAGGCACACAGAGCCGGGCTGTGGCTGATTAAAACGGAACTGCTGGAAACGCAGACCGTGGACTTCAGCGTGGGTGCCGAAGGGCTTCGCCATGTGCCGGGCGATGTCATTGAAATCTGTGATGATGACTATGCCGGTATCAGCACCGGTGGTCGTGTGCTGGCGGTGAACAGCCAGACCCGGACGCTGACGCTCGACCGTGAAATCACGCTGCCATCCTCCGGTACCACGCTGATAAGCCTGGTTGACGGAAGTGGCAATCCGGTCAGCGTGGAGATCCAGTCCGTCACCGACGGCGTGAAGGTAAAAGTGAGCCGTGTTCCTGACGGCGTTGCTGAATACAGCGTGTGGGGGCTGAAGCTGCCGACGCTGCGCCAGCGCCTGTTCCGCTGCGTGAGTATCCGTGAGAACGACAACGGCACGTATGCCATCACCGCCGTGCAGCATGTACCGGAAAAAGAGGCCATCGTGGATAACGGGGCGCACTTTGACGGCGACCAGAGCGGCACGGTGAACGGGGTCACACCGCCAGCAGTGCAGCATCTGACTGCCGAAGTCACCGCAGACAGCGGGGAATACCAGGTGCTGGCGCGCTGGGATACGCCGAAGGTGGTGAAGGGTGTGAGCTTTATGCTTCGCCTGACCGTGGCAGCGGATGACGGCAGTGAGCGGCTGGTCAGCACGGCCCGGACGACGGAAACCACATACCGCTTCACGCAACTGGCGCTGGGAAACTACAGGCTGACAGTCCGGGCGGCAAATGCCTGGGGGCAGCAGGGCGATCCGGCATCGGTATCGTTCCGGATTGCCGCCCCGGCAGCGCCGTCGCGGATTGAGCTGACGCCGGGCTATTTTCAGATAACTGCCACGCCGCATCTTGCGGTTTATGATCCGACGGTACAGTTTGAGTTCTGGTTCTCGGAAACGCGGATTACCGATATCAGGCAGGTTGAAACCACAGCCCGCTACCTTGGCACGGGGCTGTACTGGATAGCCGCCAGTATCAATATCAAACCGGGCCATGATTATTACTTTTATATCCGCAGTGTGAACACCGTTGGCAAATCGGCATTCGTGGAGGCCGTCGGTCGGGCGAGCGATGATGCGGAAGGTTACCTGGATTTTTTCAAAGGCAAGATAACCGAATCCCATCTCGGTAAAGAGCTGCTGAAAAAAGTCGACCTGACGGAGGATAACGCCAGCAGACTGGATGAGTTTTCGAAAGAGTGGAAGGACGCTAACGATAAATGGAATGCTATGTGGGGCGTCAAAATTGAGCAGACCAAAGACGGCAAACATTATGTCGCGGGTATTGGCCTCAGCATGGAGGACACGGAGGAAGGCAAGCTGAGCCAGTTTCTGGTTGCCGCCAATCGTATCGCGTTTATTGACCCGGCAAACGGGAATGAAACGCCGATGTTTGTGGCGCAGGGCAACCAGATATTCATGAACGACGTGTTCCTGAAACGCCTGACGGCTCCCACCATTACCAGCGGTGGAAATCCGCCGGCATTTTCCCTGACACCGGACGGAAAGCTGACCGCTAAAAATGCGGATATCAGCGGTAATGTGAATGCAAATTCAGGGACGCTCAACAACGTCACGATTAACGAGAACTGTCGGGTTCTGGGAAAACTGTCCGCGAACCAGATTGAAGGCGATCTCGTTAAAACAGTGGGCAAAGCTTTCCCCCGGGACTCCCGTGCACCGGAGCGGTGGCCATCAGGGACCATTACCGTCAGGGTTTATGACGATCAGCCGTTTGACCGGCAAATTGTTATTCCTGCGGTGGCTTTCAGCGGTGCCAGACATGAGCGGGAGAATAGCGATACTTATTCGTCATGCCGCCTGATAGTGAAGAAAAACGGGGCTGAAATTTATAACCGAACGGCTCTGGATAATACGCTGATATACACGGGTGTTATTGATATGCCTGCAGGCAGTGGCGTAATGACACTGGAGTTTTCTGTATCAGCATGGTGGGTAAATGGTTGGTATCCCACAGCAAGTATCAGCGATTTGCTGGTTGTGGTGATGAAGAAAGCCACTGCAGGCATCACGATTAGCTGAATTTTATAACCCAGATACGGGCGCCAGAAATGGCGCCTTTTTTATTGCAGAAAAGCGAGAGGTAATTATGCGTAAATTATGTGCTGTTATTCTGTCCGCAGTAGTCTGGCTGGTTGCCGCTGGTACGCCAGCGAGTGCAGCAGAGCATCAGTCCACACTAAGCTCCGGGTATATTCAGTCCCATACTGATATGCCCGGCAACGATGACCTGAAGGGCATTAACGTGAAATACCGTTATGAATTTACGGACACGCTGGGGCTGGTGACGTCATTCAGTTATGCTGGAGACAAGAATCGCCAGATTACCCGTTACAGTGATACCCGCTGGCATGAAGATTCAGTGCGTAACCGCTGGTTCAGCATGATGGCGGGGCCATCTGTGCGCGTGAATGAGTGGTTCAGCGCATATGCGATGGCGGGTGTGGCTTACAGCCGTGTTTCGACTTTCTCCGGGGATTATCTCCGCGTAACTGACAACAAGGGGAAAACGCACGATGTGCTGACCGCAAGTGATGATGGTCGCCACAGTAACACGTCTCTGGCGTGGGGGGCTGGCGTGCAGTTTAACCCGACCGAATCCGTGGCCATTGATATTGCTTATGAAGGCTCCGGCAGTGGTGACTGGCGCACTGACGGTTTTATCGTGGGTGTCGGTTATAAATTCTGATTAGCAGTGTTATGACAGCCCGCATATTCTGGCGGGCTTTTTTGTGGGGTGGATATGGCAGCAGTAAAAATCTCAGGTGTGCTGAAAGATGGTGCGGGAAAACCAATACAGAACTGCACTATTCAACTGAAGGCAAAACGTAACAGCACAACGGTTGTGGTGAACACGGTGGCCTCAGAAAATCCGGATGAAGCTGGACGTTACAGCATGGATGTTGAGTATGGTCAGTACAGCGTCACCCTGCTGGTTGAAGGTTTTCCGCCTTCACATGCCGGGACCATTACCGTTTATGAAGGTTCCAGACCAGGTACGCTGAATGATTTTCTGACTGCCCCCGACGAAGGCGACCTGAAGCCAGATGTGGTGAAACGATTTGAAGATTTGACAAGTCAGGCGCGACGAAGTGCAGATGTGGCAATATCAGCGACAAAAAGGGCAGAAGCGTTACTGTCTGAAATGCAGGGAATAGCCGATAGTTTTCCCGGTTTGCGCTTTGAGAACTTTGACGACATCGTGAGTCGTTGCACTACTGCAATGTTAAAACTGGAACAACCCGAGGTTGTTGATACATCAATATCTTTAAAAATAAAAGAAAATATCGATTTTAATTATGTCGGTGCAGTTAACGGATATTGCGATATTTCTGAACCAGAAAAGTATAAAGTCGAAATGTATGCTTATACAACCGGAGAGTATTTTAACGGCGACGCTAATTTGAATAGTGACGGAACTTTCTATTTCAGACGTTGCTGGACGGGAGCAAAACAGTTTCGTCTTATTCGGATTGAGGATAATGCGTGGATCACAACGCTGGAGTTTCCACTGCTCATTCGTAGCTACTGGATGCCGGAGGACGCAGACCCCGAAGTGATCAGGGTGATGAAAGATCGGTGTTACACGTATGACCAGGCGCTGGCAGCACTGGCGTTGATGGTTCAGCGACATGAGGCTGTAGAAAGATACGTTGCGGGCTTGTGTGCGCTTGTTGATGAAAACGGTGGAGTAAAGTTTTTTGTTAACAGGCTGTCTGCCATGTCACCGCGTACCTATTACCGCTTGGGCAATGCGGCATGGGTTTATTATGCTCTTGCTTTCTATCTGGAGAAGTATCCGGACGGTACTCAGACTGCGCGGGTCAGAGAAAAGCTATTGGCAGGCATTGCCTGGCTGGATACTTTTCTGGTGAGCACACCAGGCGACCTGCGTGAAGGCCTGTATAAAGGGGGGCAGGGGCGTTATGTGGACGGCAATTTTGATGAAACTTTCGTCGCCGAATGGTGCGCACTGGAGCATAACGTTGATATCTGGTTTTTGTTTGAACTGATGGGACGGCTGGGATTTGACGGTTTCAGTGAGCGGGCTGACAGGCTGGCAAAGAGTATCATCAGAGGTCTGTGGGTGGAAGATGAAGGCCGATTTCGACAGGGGGTTCATTCAACCCACTATGACAACGCAGCGGCGCTGGATCAGTCTTCCTGGGGCGGATTGTTTGTTGCCAATATTGATGCTGAGAAAGCGGCTAAGTGCCGAAAATATATGGGGCGTTTTTTATTTGGTACGAGGGAAACCACGGGTTACACACCGTACCACCCTGATTATGGTTATAGTGGTCACAGCCGTGGCGTGTGGGTGGAAGGAACGGCAGGTGTGGCACTTTTTGAGCGCAAGCTGGGTAATGAGCTGAATGCGGTGAATCTTGTGGCAGCAATGGCTCCACTTTTTAATGAGTACGGTTATCGTGATTCTTGCGATAACCTGGCATACGATGTGCTGCCTTCCTGGCCATCAACAACAAACACTGCCTGGATCATTCTGGCTGTAAAGCCAGATAATTTCTGGTTAGTGGATTCGCCAGAAATGGATGTAGGGACAATCCGCTATTGACTCTCTTGTTGTTTGATAAACCGACAAAAGGATAAATATCAGCGATCCATTCTGTGCTGTTTGATTGTGCGCTCCCCGCTCAGAATTGCGCGTCAATTAGCCTATAAAAAATCGCGAAGATACAATACGTACTTCATTGCGCTTGAACACCCCAGGCATAATATCGCTGGATTGAAATGTTCGGACATGGCAAGCGAATGAATATGCCGTGGTGGGGCGGTTTTGATCCGCGCGCGTGGGATGTGGCAAGCCTGATGGATTTTGCTGTGCCGGTGGTGGCGTGTCTGCTGGTCTGGCTGTTGGTTAATCGTGGGTGAAAAAAGGTGAGCTGTATATGCAACGGAGGAAGAAACCTCGTTGCTGGAAGCCTGGAAAAAGTATCGGGTGTTGCTGAACCGTGTTGATACATCAACTGCACCTGATATTGAGTGGCCTGTGAACCCTGTCAGGGAGTAATCATTGGGATTATGCCGCAGCACGTCTTAAGCAAGAACGTGCTGCGGTTGGATGCTATTTTTTCCCTGAAGCGGAAAACATTACTACAGTACCTTGAACCTTGGTTTTAACATTCTCGAAATGCTCTGAGAGTATATGTGTTAAGCCTTCTTCGGAATCTTTTGTGTTTGAAAAGATGCCTTTCTGATTGTAAATGCGCATCAGTTTTTGACCGAAGCTATTGTGCACAACTCCATCGCCAAGAATTGTGGCTCCGTATAGAGTTCCATCGTCAGTTAAGGCCTGCGCCGCATTGCGTATTACACAGCTTTTTGTAGATATATTTCCAGGCAGGCAGTGAAGAAGGTAAAACATGGAAATGGAATCAAATTGACCATGTAACGTCGCGGGATAAGGTTCAAAAACATCATGGCTAATTTTATGTTTAATTTTTGATTCCCCAGCCCTTGTAGATGCCGCGTTCAGGCTAGCTTCGTTCAAATCCATTAAAGATATCAGACTACTCTCAGGTACGTGAGTAAGGTAAAACCCAGTTCCAACACCAATATCCAGATGGTTGTTACCTAAATGTTCCAGAAAGTGTGGAAGAAGGTGTTCCTTTGTAGGACATCCCCATGCAAGCCGATTTGATACTCCCAAAACCCACCAGTCATAAAGCTTTAGGGTAAGTGGTGTGTAAATTTTAGCCCCATCATCTGTGTTTTTTTTCATTAATTTCACCATGTTATAGTTTTATTTGTGAATTAAATCAATTATGGCGATGAATTACAAGGGGTTAAATGCTGCCGCAGCATAGCGATATTGAAATAGCCTGGTATGCTTCGATACAGCAGGAGCCGAATGGCTGGAAGACCGTCACCACACAGTTCTACATCCAGGAATTCAGTGAGTATATTGCGCCACTGCAGGATGCTGTAGATCTGGAAATCGCAACGGAGGAAGAAAGATCGTTGCTGGAGGCATGGAATAAATATCGGGTATTGTTGAATCGTGTTGATACATCAACTGCACCTGATATTGAGTGGCCTGCAAATCCTGTCAGGGAGTAATCATTGGGATTATGCCGCAGACACGTCGTATGCAGGAACGTGCTGCGGTTAGTTTGTGAGCTTTCGATAGTGGTTGTTATTTTTGCCCTTATTTGTTCCGGAGGCCCTGGTTCAATGGTCCGTCTGCCCCCTGTGGTGATGTCAGCAAAATCAGCCACTGCGCGAACCACAATAGCCCGGGAAGATGCTGAAGATCACCAGGTAAAGCTGTCAGCGCAGAAACTGGAAGAACTGCTCGCATCAATGGTTAAGGATGAGGTTGATCGCAATGATGGGATTTATTGACGTCAGCGAGAGCAGAAGGAAGAACTGAATAACCTGAATGATTTACGCTCAATCAGAGCGATGATGATTGGCAGTAATTAGCGGTCAATTTCGGTTTTTTTGGCTGTGCGCTCCCCGCCCAGCATTGCGCGTCAATTAGCCCCAAAAAAACGAAAAAGTTACAATCAAGTAAAAAATCCCTTCTGCAAAACTAAAAAAGATTTCAATAAAATCAGACAGTTAAAAACATAAAAAAAAGGTACAAAAAAGCATCTCAAAGTCTTGTTTTTTGCTTCAAATACAATTGGTTATTGTGTTTTTTGAAACCTACCAGTGTGGTACATGGATATCGATACCACCGCCAATTATAAACTGGGCGGTGCACAGCAACACGATAGCGTACGCCTCGATCCGTGGGTGTTTATGTTCTCAGCAGGATATCGTTTTTAATTCCGCACAAAAACGACCCCGTAATATACGGGGTCAATAAGGACATGGTATAAAGGGTATTATTTCTTCGCTTCTACGCCATCAGTTTCAGAGCGAATTAAAAATTTCTCAGTTGTTTGCGGAATATGCTGAATCAGCCAGTCGGCCATTTGCTTTTCCTCATTTAAAATCGCTTCGATGGTTGGAATTGAAGCTGTATCACCGGCATTTTTTGCTGCTGCTAAGAGTGAGGTGTAACAGGCGATTTCAAATTGCTCGAAGACATATCCGCTAATAGAGCCTTTGACTATTTCATCAGAAGGAAATATACCACCGATTGACTGCCCAAGCGCAGCCAT